TGTGCGTGTGGTGAGGCTGCTGTGTTCTGGTAGCCTCGACCAAAGCCTGGAGCTGCATTAAGTGTGCTGCTTGCTTGGCTAAAGTTATCAATCCAGATAAGTTCATCATCAATTTCAATGATGCCTTTTGCTAAGTTGGAACTTGAACCAATTACCATAGCGGTATCAGTAGATGTTATAGCACTATTTAGATAGGTTATTCTATCTTGGCGCAGGGTATAACCCGCTAGAGATGAGCGAACCTCATCTATCATATCGCTAAGTGTTGGCATTATTTCCTTTCATACCAGCCATCTCCCCATAGAGTCAGCAGTCTTGCAAAGTATTGCTCGTATTGTGGTGCAATAGCATCTAGTGAATACAACGCTACTGCTCTCTTATGTATTGCTACTGGGTCTAGATCCTTGACCCACTCTGTTGCTACTGCAAACTCCATTGCATTTCTGCAACGGTATCCAGTAACACCATTTGGGTTAGTCTCTGTAAAGGCTCCCCAGTCTGTAGTAATTGTTGGAGTACCGCAGGCTTGCGCTTCGATCACCACATTACCAAAAGGTTCTATGTAAAGTGTTGGAGCAAATAGGGCAATAGCACCGCCCATTAACTTTGCTCGTTCTTCAGGACCAACAGGTCCTACCCATTCACCGTATTCAATCTTTGGGTTATTACCGGGTCCTGCCATAATCAACTTAACGCCTAGTTCTTTGCAGACGTGCTGCGCTACGATCAAACCTTTACGATCTACCATACGTCCTACGTAGAGGTAATAATCTTCCTTTTTCTCTTGCAACGGGAACATCTCAGGTTCTAAGTAACCAGGTATTACCGCATCGTAGAAGTTACCGTCTACTAGCGTAGGGTTCTTAAACATTGCATAGATGCTGTGCATCCAAGCGTAAGACTCAAAGACTTTGTATTGGCTAAAGACTCCGCCATAACCAACACCGAACTCTACGCTCATATACTCTGGATAAGCATCTGCAATAGGCTTCTGTGAATAGCCACCGATAAGACAGATAAAATCTTTCTTTTGTAAGCGCTTTTTCAGTTGAATGATGGCGTTACTATTAAAGATCTGCCAGTGAGGTAGTGAATTATCAAAGGCAGCTTCTGTGTAGTGCTTACCATCGAGTGCTTCATCCTGTTGTTCTTTAGTGATGCAGGTAATTAACTCATCGCAGGGTGCTTCGTTATCTTCTCCGGCATAAAGATAGACCGTATGGCCTAGGTTCTTCATCATTATACAAAAACGTCTTACCTTTTCGGTATAAGCGCAGTTGACATAATCTTTAGTTGTTTGTGTATGTGGCAGGCTTATGACGTGGAATCTCATATGAGAAGTCTACATCCCGCCTAGCATTAAGATATCAGGCAACGCTGTAGCAGATGCGCCAGTTGGTCCTGTAGGACCAGTCAAACCTGTAGGTCCAGTGGGTCCGGTTGGTCCTGTTACCCCAGCAGGTCCAGTGGCACCTGTTGGCCCTGGAACCGTAGAGTCTGTACCCGTTGGTCCTGTGGCTCCTGTAATACCTGCAGGTCCTGTGGCTCCTGTTAATCCAACAGGACCAGTAGCACCCGTAGGGCCAGTAGCTCCTATTGGACCAGTTGGGCCAACGATACCAGTTGAAATAATTGCCACAATAAGTGGATGGTTATTTGCAAAGTTTGTTGTACCAGTACCAGCAGATGTTGTCAGAGTTACAGGTATTTCAACATAGTTTGTCTGCATTGTTGGAGTTGCAGATACTGTCCACTTTTGGAAGTTGGCAGAGTTATTTGCATCCTGAACAATGATGACATCGTTTGTCTTGATTAAACCTAAGAAGATATCAACATCTATACCATCTGAGTTGATGTGGTTAATATTGATTTGAGTTGCAGAAATCTGAGTGGCATTGTTCCAAATTAAATCACCATTGCCAGGGTCACCTGTTATTGCTGAAGTGTCAGCCTTGTAGTCGTAATAGTTAGCAGATCCACCATCTGCACCAGTTGCTCCAGTTGCACCTGTAGCGCCTGTAGCACCTACCGGTCCTGTGGCTCCTGTAGGTCCTGTGGCGCCCGTAGGACCAGGGACCGTGCTAGCAGCACCAGTTGGTCCAGTGTCTCCAGTGGCTCCCGTAACGCCCGTAGGACCTGTTGCGCCTGTTGCACCTACACCTGTAGGTCCAGTCACGCCCGTTGGTCCTGTTGCACCCGTAACACCAGTTGGGCCAGTAGCACCAGTAGCGCCTACGCCTGTAGGTCCTGTGTCTCCAGTTACTCCTGTAGGACCAGTAGGTCCTGTAGCGCCAGTGACACCTGTTGGTCCTGTGGGTCCTGTTGCGCCTGTGGCACCATTAGAACCAGTTGGTCCAGTAACACCTGGAGTACCTTGCGGACCTTGTTGTGCTGAGAATACTAAAGATTGGTTCGGGGTAATTGATTCAATAACTACAAAAGTGGTCACAGTGTTACAGCCCCCGTTACGATAAATAAACCTTCAAGGTATCTAGTGATAGTAGATCCGCTATCTAGAACTAAGTCATATGAATAACGACCAGGAACGATTGGCTCTGTAAGCGCTGCGGAAAGAGTCACGGTTACTGTGCCAGTAGCACCAGTAATTACCATACGACCATTAGTTGTAGTGGCAGTTATTGTCGTAGTGCTGGACCCAACGAATGGGCGCACTGTCATAGTTCCGGTGTAACCAGTTAGGTCAATCGGAACAGCGTCGTTGTTGATCGAGAACTGAAAGTTAAATGTTGTTGCTTGTTCGCAGATCAGATTAAATTTAGCACTCACGTTGAGACTCCTCTGAGAGCTTGCGCTGCAGGTAGTTGAAAAGTACCAGCGATAAGGTTACATACACCGCTGTAATCAAGGCGGTTAGCGCTAGTCGTCCCCGCAATCGCATTTAGTACTCCCACTGTGTCTGTTAAATTTGTACTTACTGAACGTTGTACCGCCCATTGGCGGGCAGCAAGTGCTTCTCCTACCATCGCCCCTGGTGCTCGATAGGTGCCACCGTTAGCAAGACGGTTGAGTTCATCTAATAGCGTTGTGCCGTATTCTCCTAGTGCCACCTATGTCTCCTTACTTCTTCTTTTTGCGGGCTACTGCAGCGTTATCAACCAAGTTTGGATATGGTCGTCCGTTTGCTTTAGCACGTGCTTTTGCTGCCGCCTTTTGTGCTGGCGTTAGCGTCTTTGACTTTGCTTTAGGATTCTTTGTATCCCAAAATGCTACTTTCTTTTTCATCTGCAACTACAATCCCAAGCGCGAAGCGATTTGTTTATTCTAGAGTTCGGATCTTTAGCAGTTTTAGCAGAAGTCAACTTGGACTTCATACCGCACATACGACCGCAGAAAGCCTTGCGACGTCCTGCAGACTTAGGTGATTTGGCAGCCTCAGCCTTTTTAACTGGAGGCTTTAGGTTCATCCCCTGCGCTCTGGCAGAGGCACGACCCTTGGCGTTAAGGCCACCCTTTGGGTTCTTGCCTTCTGCTCTTTGCCACGCTGGAGACTTAGCCATTACTTAGCAGCCTTGCCCATCGCACCTGTCTGAATTGACTCATAAGATGAATACTTTGCTGCATTTGGATATTGCTTGTCTGATGATGGATAAGACATTAGATCTTCTTCCATACCCATATCATCCATCTTGCCGTTTTCTGAATTTTTCATCACTTCTTCTTTCCCATCTTCTTCATTCCAGGCTTAACAACCATCTTCTTGCCAGTCTTCTTGGCTTCCATCTTGGCTGCCTTCATACCCTTTGGACCGTATGAAAATTCTTTCATTCCTACCTTTGGCATTTTTTCTCCTTAGTCTTTGAACGTCATTTGAATTCCATCAAAAGCCTTACCAGCCTCGTTGGAAAGTTTTACTGCTGCATCTATATCTTTGCTCTTTGTTGAACGCGGTTCTATGCCCTGTCTTGTAGCATCGTAATAAGACTGTAGTTCCTTATCGTGCTGCTTAGCAGTAGGCAGTTCTCTGTGGTTTGCCACGCCTACGCTCAACTCTAGTTCTCCAACTTTGCAACCGAAGCAATCCTCTACATATTCAGGATGCGTTGTGCGTCTATGTAAACTCATACTACGGGTGTCACATAATCGCCGTAGCCAGCATTAATAAGAACCTGTGCTTGTCCATCACTGATCTCGTACTCGTGACCGCCAAGGAAATAATAACTAGCTGCTGCTAAATCATCTTGGCTTGGAGTTAATGTCAGAGTTACTGTGGTGCCATTAACAATCATTGTCTGACCACGTGCTACATCTGTAAGGCTGATTGGGATGGCACCGTCAATAGTTCCACCGTTGAACCGGCGACCAGCAAGGCGTGAGTACTCGGTGTATTCACCGGCGCCGGCGCCCCAAGTCTGCCATTGGTAGGGTGTTACTAATGTGTATGCCATATCTAACCTTTCCTAAGTGACAGAGGTGGGTTTGACCCCACCCCTGCCGTTGCACTAGCGGAATTAT